TGTCTATTGGTGTATGCCAAAAATCTATCAATCACATCAGAGATTATAAAATCAATATTGCTATCTTCTTCTAACTCAGGACACAGAGCAATCACATATTCTTTAATTTTGCCAATCACTTCGTCCATTCCGACTTAATAAAAAGTTAAGCTCTTTTATTTTAATCTTTTTATTTAATCTTTTATTTTAACTTCAAGCTCAACTCTTTCAATTAAGCAGATATTCCAGCACTTAATGATGCATACTTAATCAAATCAGGCATTACTGCTTTTGTACCATAATGATAGAACAATTCTATTGCCACAGCGTTGCTAAGTGGAATAGGTTCAACAACATAAGGCTGTGCTACTACTGGCTGTGCTATTGAACCAACTGCCATACAAATAGCGTCCTCTGTCTGTCTTACATTAGAGAATACTCTTACTCCGTGAAATACATTGTAATCCTGTCCGTTAAGGTTAGTTACCTTATCAAGATAGTTTCTAATTTTTCCGTATACAGCAGGTGTAACAGTTAATACTAACATCTCTCTATCAACACCGTCTACATTATTATTAGAAACAGTTTCAACTGACTGTATAAGTTCTTCTAACTGGTCGACAATTTCTGTTCCAGTTATTGTAGCTTCACTTCCAGCACTCTCTGCTTCTGTGAAAAATGCTCTATCAAGTTCTCTTATCATAGCATTTTGATGATTTGCTTGTCTTTTAGCAATTATTCCATCAATGCCATAAAACTGAATATCTTTCCATTCTACTTCCTCAACTATTTCTTTATCTTGGTCAAGGTTAATTGTTACTCCGTTGTTCTTAACCTTATCACCAGCACCTGCTGTTCTGGCTGTTCCATATGTCTGACTTTCAGCAGTCATCAATCTTCTTGCTTCAACAGAACCACTTTCAGGATTACCAGAAAGGTTTGTATTCTTAATCTGTGCAGATATTGCACTCTTTTGAATCATATCAACTAATTCTGCATAACTCTCTTTTAACTTGTCAGCAGTCGTTCCATCAGCAAGTAGAATGCTTAATGCGTCTTCTTTTGCCATTTTACTATAAATAATAAATTAACTTCAATTCAAAAATATTAAAATGAAGTTACTACCTTGACAGGCTCTTTTGTTTCGCTCTTTAAGTCTTTCGGTGCTACTCCTTTCAACTGTTCAGCAACCGTTTTAGAAACACTTTCTTTATACTTTTTAATAAAGTTATCAGCATTCTCCAAAGTTTTGTCTTTATCAACATCAATCACATAACTGACTAATTCAACAGGAACACCAGATTTTTGAAATAGTTCAACTGCTTCTATTCGGTTTTCCCTTATAGCAACCTGTTGCTCTCTTTCTTTAATCTCGTCCTCTGTCTTTTTAATCAGCTCTTTTTCTTTTTCTTCTGCCGATAACTTAGCAAGTCTTTCAGCCTCCTGTCTTTCTTTCTCAATTCTCTCCTGTGCTTCCTTTAAGATTTTTCTTCGCTCTCGCTCTAACCTTTCTTTAAGCACAGCTTCTAATTGTTCCTGAGTCAGTAATTTTTCATTATCTTTCTCAGGATTTTCAGTAATAACCTCTCCATCTGAACCCTCTTTAATTGCAGAAACCTTAGATGTGTCAATTTCTGCCGAGTTTATTTTTTTGTCTGACATAACATCAGCATAATAATTTATTTTCCGTTTAACCTCCGTCGAGTTTTGAGACTTTTATTTTTGTTTTATTTTAGCACAGGTTATAAAACTAATCCTTTGCTATATATAATAGTATCATAATCGTAACAGCTTATCAAGTTTTTTATTTCTTGTCTTTATTCAATCTCTTATTTCCTACTTCTTCCCAATCTTCAAACTTTCACCAGTCCCTAGTCTATATGCCCTTTCATTTCCCTTATATACTTCTTCCAAAATGTCCCCATAAGTATAATCCTTACTTCTTTTATACCTACTCTCCATTACCATTTCTGGTCTTATCTCATCTGCAAAAATGGCAACTGTTGTAGACCTACAATTACTATGTAAAGGTGGATAATTATATCCTTCAACTGCCTCACTTAGTTTCCAGATTGTCCCATTCATACCTCTACAAATCTTTGAAGTTCTATTATCCAATGTAGCAACATACCTGTAATATTCAATTCCATCATCGTTATATCCTTGCAACTCCGCTTGATTAGCAAAATGCATACTTTCCGTTCTGATTAATCTAACTGCACTTCTCTCTGCTACTCCAAACCTTTCGTGTATAATCTTAGAAGTTTTATCAATAGACATTCCTGTTATCGCTTTCATTCCCAGAATATTTCTTAATTCACCAGCAAACTCTCCGATATTAGTATTCGTTCTAATCTCATAATTACTACCCAGAAAATCATCTTCTAATATCTTGTTTATCAAATCTTCATTTATTATATTAAACCCACCAGTAATTGAATATCCCTTAAAGTTTCCTAACCCACCAAGTCCTACTCCTTTATACATCATTCTTAAAGCATTATCTTCTCTTGTTAAAGCATACGCCTGTTTAATTATATCCGAGTAATATTTCCTTTCCGATATGGTCATTTCAGGAACCAAATCCTTAACACTCCAATACACATACTGTCTAAAACCTTCTAACCTATCTAACTTATATAGAAAATCTTTATTCAAAACCTTCTTATAATCATATCCAGCAAGTGTTATTTTTTCTTTCAATTTCAATAACACCTTTTTCCTGTCATTGCCTACCAATTTCTCTCTTAACTTTGCAACATCTAAAACCTGTCCATTAGAATTTTGTAAATATAACTCCTTCAATTCTCTTTCAATATCCCTTAAGGTTTCCTCATACATTGGAATAACTCTATTTATCAACTGCCTAGAAGTCATTTCTGACATAACAGTTCTTTGAACAGCCCTTGCTTCCCATTGCTTAATCAAACTTTTCTGATACAGCATATCAGTCTGTGCTAAACTCTTTGCCATTTCTAAATCCTATCAAGTTATTCTATTCCTGCTTCTTCTTCCAATCCTACCTTCTCATTTTCTTCCCCTGTATTCTCTTTTGCAGTTCCAAAGTTTCCTATTCCAAGCCTTTCCCTTTCTTCTTCTCTGTTCTTCTCAACTACTGCACCTGCGTCATCAACAAATGGTAGTAAACCAACCAATGTTTCGTCATCAACTAATCCTTGAAGATTCACTATTATCTGACTTAACTCAACTAGGTTTTGTGGTAAACTTCTCTTAAATGTAACATCTATCTTACTTAAAGGTATTTTCTCCATTTTACCAAGTGCTACATAATAATTGTTATAAAGTTCAAATCTTTCCTTTAATCCATCTTCAACAAACCTTTCCTTTGTAGTAGTATTCATTTCAAAAGGAAGTAACTTGTAACTCAAAGCAACACCACTACTATTTCCAGCAAAGTTTTCGTCTGACATATTAGGAACTTTCGCTATCTTAAAAATATCATTCTCAATAGTCTTTCTTAAAATGTCTAACTGACCTTCGTCCAACTGCCTCATTAGATAATCCAGTTTGCTGTCTATTGGTAAACCAAATAATGTTCTTTGTTCTATTAACTCTCGCATCTGCTTTTCTTCTAATTGAACCCCATAACCAACCAAGATACTTTCAACCAGTTGTTCAATATCATTTATTCTATCTGACTGCAAAGTATTATAAGCATCAATTAAACTTATCACTTGCTCAAAATCCCCAGTCATTTCACTATTGTTCTTAAACTCAATTACAGGTACTTTCCCAAACAAATGTGGTATACCTTCACCGATTGCTATTGTCTTTCCTTCAACTACACAATCATAAAAAAATTTGTTATCGTAAACCTTAATGCTTTTATACTCTCCTTTCCTTTCCCCTAACTGATAAAGAATAGCAAATAATTTATTATGCTCAACAGTATCATCATAAACACAAATACAATTTCTATCGTCTACAATAGCACTTCTAGTATCATTTCCTACATTATAAACCAATTCATACTGCCTACCAAAAATGCCCAACTTCTTAACTATCTCATTATCAGTATTAGAAATTACTTGTTCTCTGTATTGTTCTAAAACTTCTTCTGCATCAAACTTATCATCAATTTTATAATCAACAGGATTACCTACTAAGTATCCAGTATTCAAATCGACTATATAACTTGCGTGATTAACAACAACTTTGTTATTCTTTGCTGTTTTCGGTTTCGTCCTTTCGAGAATATCGTGATTGCCAATATAATATCTGTCTAATCTCTCAAACCTCTCTCGCTCATCTTCATTTACTTCAATAGCCATCTTGATTAAATCAGCACTCAAACTTACATCTTTACTAACTGTGAACATTTTTCTTGATTAACAATTTATAACAAAACTGTTTTATTTCTTTCCCTACTATAATCGTATCAAAATTATAACATAATTACAATTTCAAATTACAACTCTTACTATTTACAACCTTTACAATCCAAGCAATTCCCTATTCAAAATCTGTACTTCCTGCTTATTTCCTAATTTCTCCATTGCGATATATCTGAGTGCATCGACGCTATGATTCAACTCGTCAATAGGTTCATTTAACATATTCCCATTTCTATCTTCTTTCCATTTATATTTTCTTAACTCATTTTCCATTTCAATACTCCTTTTAGTTATATGTATCTTAAAAGATTTTAACAAATCAATTCCATACCTTACACTATCAGCACCTTTGTACGCCCCTTTAATATTAAATCCTGCTCTCCTAATTTCTTCAATACTTTTCGGCTCACTACTATCACCAACTATCAAATCACCACTATTCACTTTTAACTTCTTTAATTCGTTTATAATATCACTATTCAGCATTCCAGTTCTATAAATAGGATTATCTGCATATAATTCCTTATCAAACTCCCAAAGACCAACTAATGCAGTAGGGTCGTTTCTAAAACCAAAGTCCAGCCCATATCCCAAAAACCTAGCACCATCAGGAATACCCTCTACAATATCCCAGTTAACAAATATTACACCTTGCAATTTTGCTTTATTCCCCAAACCATAGACTTCCCACATATAATTATCAGCCGTTCCGTTCCTAATATTCTCTGGTGTAGGTTTGTAACTTAAAATCTTCTTTCTGATATTTTCTTCCAGAAAAGGATTGTCCCACATTGTGCTTTTAATTACACATACATCAGGTCGCTTCTGAATATCATAAACCCAGCCCACATCATTATACGGATTGTAGTCTATTAAACCACCTTTCGTAGTTCTCATTTCTAACTGGTCAAAATGTCTTTTTTCAACTTCTAATGCCTCGTTTATCCAGAACCAATCCTGCTTCCTTCCGTGTAATTTCTCTGCATAATCCAAACCAAAGAATGCAAACTCACTACCATTTACATTATAGACTTGGTCTGCTCTATTAAAGTTTATTTCAGGATATACAGGGACTTCTAGCATTTCAACTAGTTGCTTAAAGTCTACTAGCAAAGTGCTTTTAATCCAAGTTAGTTTGTCCCTGACAATAGTAAACACTTCTCCCTTTCCATCAATAGCCCTACCAAATAAAAACTGAAATATACTGTATGTTTTTGAGCTACGTGACCCTCCTTCGTGTTCAACTATCTTGTATCCGTTTTCAAATGCCTTAACAGTATCGTCCAATAGCCAAGAGCTTCCAATTCTTTTAATAGCTTCATTCTCGATAGTTTCATTCATTTTCCTTGTTTAATTCATTATTTTCTAACTCGCCATTTTCTAACCCATTATCTTCTAACTCACCCTGTCCATTCTTACCCCCTTTTTTATTAACAATCTCAAATATATATTTTTGTATTCCCTTTCCATCACTTGT